TAAGCTTTTCCAGACCTTCCCCTGATTTCTTAATTTCGCTAACTTCTTTGAATTAGTTAATTGTATCAGGAACTTCTGGGCTTCCGGGTTCCATTGAGAATCGTGGGCTTCAAGCATGGCGCTGATCATTTCTTCCCTGCCAGCCGTATCGCTCGCCATCAGGTTAATGACTTTCATCCACCCACTGACCTTAGCCTTATCGCCTGACTTAAGCAGATCCTGGACGATCCCTTCATTTCGCCTGGCGAGTCCCTTGTGTAATTGAATACCCTGTGCCTGCGTTATGCCTTCTTCTTTATTTAGCTTATTCGCCTCTACCAGGGTCTCTATCTCCCCGTAGGTAAGATCTCCGTCAACCAGGCGTGACGACGCCATCGCATAGCGCTCTTCAACGATTTCCTTAACTCTTGCTTTTTCAGCATTGAGTAGCGTGCGAATCTTCGATGCGGTATCGAGCCGCTCTTCCTGCGTCATTTCCGGATAGAAGTCCGGCTTGGTGAGGTTAGCGATTGTTCCTTCCGGGTCCATCGACGCTTCGGTTATAATGACCTGTTCGCGCTCCGCGGCCTTATACTGCTCAATCTCCGCGTCACTTAAGACGTTATTTTCCTTTGCCGACTGAAGCATCCCGTTAAAGTACGCGTTCGCGGACTGCCATTTCGCCGAAGAATGATCGTTCCCCGCGGCCATCTTCCCCTGCACGGTATCGTTAATCAGCGCCGGCACGGTGTTTTTGTTGTAATCTTCGATGTTTTTCTTGCGGTACGCGGCGTCAATTTCGATGTGCTTAAGCGCTTTCTTCTCCCCAAGAATGACGTTCGCCTTTTCCCGGACGATTGGATCTTTAATCATCGACTGCGCATCGGTGAACGCCTGCTTGAGGCGCTCGTGCTTATCCTGCGCGCCGTCAAGATTGACGTCGTCTTGAGCGTCCTGCATGATCTTAGCCGTATTGACGCTGAACGCCGCGTCACTGCGCGCCGCAGTCATCTCCACGTGCGCTCGTTTCCACTTTACGGCAATATCCATGCCGACCTCGGCAAGGTTACCGACAGCGGAAGCGACTCTTCCCGCGCCCTGGCGAGTGACCGCGCTCTGCGGAGAAAGACTTGCTTTTGAATCATAGGTAGGAAGCATCGGTGCCATGTGCGCGCTCCTTAAAATAGTTTAGATCCCGCGCTCAGAATGCTCGTCAGCGCGTTTATCTGTCCGAGTTTCTTCGCCCTCTTCGCTTCTTTCTGATACCCTTCCGCTTCCATGAGCGTGCTTTGCTTGCTTGACTCAAGGTTACGCAGTTCTATCATCTTGTCGAACTCCATCTGGGTCGTCATATCGCTTAACGCCGCGACCGAACTGCCGGTCATGAGAATACCGTTAGCGGCAACCGTATTAATCAACGTGCTGTGCGCCCGGGAGATCTCTCTATCCCACTGCATCACCTTAACGCGCTTGCCCTCTTCATACATGTGCGCTTCGGCGCGTTTCATTTCCGCGTTGTACTTCGCCTCTGAACTTTCGGCCTTGCCTTTATACAATTGAGAACCGGCACCGAGAAGGCCGGCGCCAACTGCCAACGCACCGACCAGTAATTGTATAGCCATAAACGTCTCTTTCTATTTAGAGTTCGTGTCTACTGTTGAAATAATGCTCAACATTTCTACCGGTAACGGGTCTTCATTGACAACAACTACCTGCGAGCCGTAACGGTAGTCGTCTCGGAACGTGATATTCGGGATCGTGCCAGTATAGAGAAGCTCCGGGGAACCCATTTCAGTGGCCGGATCTCTAAACTGGATGCGTTCTGCGAGTGCCTGCGTACCGCCGACCTTAAAGCCGCGGTAGCTGTTATTAACCTTGAATCCCACCTGGTTGATGCGCTGTATTTTCCCTTGCGTTGTTCCCCGTTCGCTGTCCGTCTCAAACGGCAGGGTTTTAAGCACCTGCGTGTACGGCAATCCAACCAGTACCACGAAATAATCGTAGGAAAGCGTGATTGAACCCATTGAAACCGTCTTTGCCGGCTTATCCAGGCCGCCGTCTGCGAGAATAGTGACCTCCTTGCCTTCCAGGAAAGACAGCCCGCTGATATTCTCCACGGAAACGCCCCAGGAGCCGCCGGCATAGGCAAGCGCGTCAAACGTCTTCTTGATATCCCCGGCAACCACTGTCGTCGAGCCATACGAGGTGATCTTCATCTCACCGACCGTCACGCCGTCTGCATCTATCGCCCGAATTCGCTGGTTAACGTCCCCTGAATTGAAGTACGCCGCTGAGGTAGTAACGACAACCGACGTTCCTGAGCTTGCCGCCAGCGATAAGCCGGTTACCGTCAGGGTCGTTGTCCCTAAAGCCGCAGTTTCGTCAAACGCGTTGAACCGCAGAGCGCAATGAGCGTACCAGCAGAGATCCTGGCGAGTAGGAACATCGATGTTTTGAAACACTTCAATGTATCGTTTCGTTACTTCGACGGTTCCGGTCGTTGGCGTAATGGTTCTTTTAACCACCGCCCAGACCTGGTCGTACATTTCCGTCGCCGCGGGAATCGCACAGACCGATTCATACACCCCGTCGGTCGTCAGCCTGCTCCAGGCGGTCATTTCCTGGTCGATTTCTCTGGTCATTGCCGCAATTGAACCGTCAGTCCTTACGCAATAGACAATCGTATCCGGGTTTTGCTGATACGTCATTTCTACCACGCCTTTACCAAGGATTTGAGGCGATAAGATAGTGCGGTCAACTGATTTATACGAATCTAAGTCCCAGAAGTAGAACAATTCACGGAGTTTCTTGCCGAAACGCTGGATGTAGTAGAAATAATTACCGATCCGCCGGGGAGGAATCGGCTCACTTCCCCAGGAAGACTGTTGCTTGACGCTGATATTGGTCGGTGTAAGCGGAGCGTCTCCCCCCGTAACGATGAATTCACCGCCGAAAGTACCGGCAATAAGCGAGCCGCCGGCAGAAAGCCACTGTATTTTGTTATACTCGCTTGCCGCGACCTGGATGTTGATGCCGTCGTCAGCCGCCGCGCCGTTGAGCGAAAAGTCATCGTATATATAGGTGCGGCTTCCCCAGATCTTCTGAGGTTCCAAGGTGGACGCCGCGGTGTACAGCCGCCCGGAAAAGAACGCGCCCGCTGACGGATATCCGTTCTCTGTGGTCCACGCAGGCTTGCCGAAAGATACCGTCGCTCCTGAAACGGTAAGCTGGTTAATGACCGAAGCAGTCATTACCGTTGTGCTGACTACGTCCGTCACCTTGAAGAACCCCTGCTCCGCCAGGCCGGTAACAGCGTTGGTTCTCGTCGAGCCGACCTTCCAAAACATTCCGTAGTCGCCCCTGGTCGTACCTGAAGACACAATGAACGTCGTACTCCCGGAGGCGGTAACGTTAATTGTGCCGGTAGAGTCAGACACAATAATTCCCGCCGCGTCGTCGTCGTTATCGTCACGGAACGGCTCGCACTCAAAGGCGATATCCGCAAACGTGAAGTAACTGGCGTTTACGCGCGTAAGCTTGCGCGGGTGGTGCGACGGGTGAAAGAAATAGATCACATCGTTAAGTTGAGCGAACTGCAAATCAGCGAGTTGCGCGGCAGTGTACGGCGTGGTCACCTCAAAAGGCGTCGTGCCGGTGGACACCACAACCCCGGCGTTTTTATAAAAGCGGATATGAGTATTTCCCAGTTCCAGGACATACGCGTCAGTCCGTGAGAAGATGAACGGTTTAAGCACGACCCTTGCCGAGGAGTTTTTCACCTCAGCGACATACTTTGTGCCGGGAGCAGAGATGACCGAACCGTACGGCCTGATCAGCATATTCTCAACCGTAGCGCAGGCACTGTTATACTGGTCAAGGTCGGTTCGACCCAAGAGCGACCCGCCAAGTTCTCCTGCCGCGAAAGACGTCTGGATATGGTCTATCTTCATTTTACCCTTTTGATGTAAGTTGTTGACATATCATGTCTTGTTGAACCAACTGTGCTGGTATATGAAGCGGCAACAGCTTCTGATACAGTGGCGGTAATTGTTCGTGCGCCATAAAATCCTTTATGTCTTATCGATATGTTCATACCAATGTAAACTTATCCCTACAAATCCAGCGACAATTCCCACTACTCTCAATAAATATGTTGAATTCGTATTGCAAATTATTTCGTTATTTCTCTCGTGTGATCCTCCAGACCTGCCAGAACCAAAATAAAAATTGCCAATGAGTTTCGTGGCTCCGCTGGTACTTGTATAAGTGTTTGCAATCGCTTCTGAAGTATTAGTAATTATTTGTACCAACGTCCCTGACGTATTAGCGATACTGGCATTGCGTTTACTATTCCTACGCGCTAAAGCCGTTCCTGCGGTGAGCGTTGTGCAATTTTCATATAACCAGTACGCTTTATTCGCGTCACACGATAACTCATACGCAAGATGTATCATCAAAACACCGCTTGTTGGCGTTCTCATCACCACGTCAACGGCATTATTGATACTCAACACATCACAAACATCAATAAAAAAATGTGAATAGTTGTGTATTTCATGATGAACATAATCAATCGTCTGTAACGTGTGAGTTGTCATATCGACACGAATCAAACGATTCGCCGAATCAGATGCCGCGCCGTAGCAGAGCGTGGACATATTCCCGGTCAGCGAAGGCATTGAGGTACACGATACCGAGCCGATCAGGTTTGTGCCGGCATTGAGAAGAGCGTTAAGCGTTCCGTCAACCGTCGTCGTTCCCAGCGCAATCGTGGCTACCGTCCCGATAATTCCACTGCCGGCAACGTTCAGTACCGACACTGTATTGATAGTGATGGTGTTTACCGTCCCGATTAAGTCGTAACCGTCCACCAGGACCGTACTGTTGGTAACCGCGACGTTCAGTTCCCCTCCGGCGTTTGCGATAACCGGATACGCCTTTTCAGACGTAGGATCCCGCTTGGCGTAAAGAATGACCGGAGCCGCGTCAATAGCTGAATATACTACTTTGGAATCGTCGCTCATGCGAGGGTACTCCCGTCTGAATCCTTCGCCCGCTCCCAGGCGTCGTCTTTCAAGTACGACTGGTACCCGATCTGGGCGTTCTGGCTCATCGCCTTAGGCAGGGATTCATCTGAATACCGCTGTTGGAATTCTTTCGCCAGCGCTTTATCATTGACGATCATGTACGCGATATCCACGCACAGGCGGTCAATAAACGCGTCAAGAAAGAAAGCCGGAAATTTTGAGGTGTCTTCAATGTATGTG